TGTTCTGTTTCGGTGATACCGATATGTCTTGAAATAAATTCTGTCATTAAATACCTTGATCTTTTTGACTTTTAAAGAAATCTGATAGTGATGATTGTAATTGACCCTCATTTTCTTTTGGATCTAGTTTATTGTAACCTTTTATTTTTTTCCAGTCATTATACATTGCCTGTAGAAACCAACTTGAGGCAAGACTATCTGCTCCTGATTCTAATAATTGAACTTGTCTTGATGATAGTTGACGAGACTTAATGTCAATGTATTCTGATCTCCAATTGGAGTCATCGTATAGTGGTGTTGTCATTATCCGTATGTAAAAGTTTTTCCTTTGATTTGAGATTGGCCCTCTGGGTTTTTGCCCTGTGGTTTAAATTTACCTAATTTAATGTTTTTTGCTTTGCCAAGTCCACCTTTGCGTGTTGCTGATAGTGTACCAGTTTTTTTCGTTTGTGTCAACACAGAGTCTTGACCATACTTTTTACCAAGTGCTTTTACTGTCTTCTTGAACTTTCTTTTACCCATCTTTCCTGATGAGACTACATGACTTCTTTCTTTTACTTTCTTCTCTTCACCTGTCTTCTTATCTTTCTCCATATATGAACCAGTTACTTTTGTAGCACCACCTAAACCTCTACCACGAATATCTCTATCTAATTGTTTTGCCCTTGCACGATTTTCCTTTGCAGACTTATCTGCTCTGGACGCAGACATTGTAGCAATACCACCTTTATCAGATTTACTCTTTATTCTGGAAAGACTACTCTCTTCTAAAAATTCCTTAAATGTCTTCATTATCTTGACAATTTTTAAGTATTTATGAAACAAGACCTTCGTTCTCTAATTTCTTGTAATTATAACATTCACCAAAACTAAATTGTAACTTTGGAACAGGACTACCATAATTATAAATCACCAGTTCTTGTCTCTGTTGTTGATTCTTCATATACTGACCAACTGATCTCATTGTATATGTGTGATTAAATTGTGACACATTCCAACCACTAAAACGATCTTTGACTAACTGACTACTATTGTATGATATAAGTTGATGTCCTGTATGATGATCACAATTACTTGCAAACTGATCATGATCAAATGATTTATGCATATTACCTTTCTTACCATATAGATTATCTTTTATATCATAAGGGGGATCAAGATATGTGAATACACTCTTTTCATCACTCAACATATCCTCATAACTTAAACCAGTTATCTTCCATCTTTCAATCAATTGTGAGAAACCAGGTATTCTCTCAATACCTCTCATCGAAAAATTAGAATCACTTGCTTGTTTAGAGAAAGAAGATGATTCTGTAAGACCACTAAAAGAACATTTATTGACAATGTAAAAAGCAACAGCACGATCTTTTGCATCTGTCTTCCAATCATTAATTATTTTTTTTGCATCAAGAAATAATCCTCTTGCAGATGATGGATCAGGATATCTTGATTTTAATTGTTGTAATTGTTTGTAAATATAATCTCCTTCATGTTGTAACTGCTGCCAAAAATTAGTCAAAGGTTCATATAAATCATTGACCCATATTTTAATCTTCGGATACTTTTTAGTTACATGAATTGCAACACTACCACCACCTAGAAACGGTTCACGAAACTCACTATACTTTGTAAGATCTGGAAAGAATGTATCTAACTTAATACAGGCACGAGACTTACCACCAGGATAACGAAGAGGAGTTTTATATTGTTTCATTAATCAACATTAACATTACTTTCAGTTGTTTCCCAAATAATATAATCATCAGGATTAATTTCAGCAGGTCTGCGATCAGTACGATTTAAGAACTCTACTCCTCCTCGTTCTGGTTGTCCCATAAGACGTTTTTGTATCATAATACTTATAGTTTTATCAAACCATGCATCTAATGATTTTGACATTGTTCGATATCCAGTGCCAACATAAATTTGACCTGCAACAACAGCTACTGTTGCTATACTCCAGAATGTATAATAACTTGATGATTTCATTTGTGCTTTTGTTTTTGTAAATGTTGATTTAGTCATAATTAAATAATCAATTTTTTAGTAGGAGTTGATATCTTACCAAACATAGTTTTATATTCCTCAACTATTTCTTCTTGAGGTTCTCCTATATAAACAACATACTTCTCAGTAACTTTTATTTTACCTTTAGCATGTAAAGGAGACCAAGGAGCAAATGCAATTTGTCCTGGTTGTTGAGATGGCACAGCAACGATTGGATTTTCCATCGTAATTGTATACTCATTCTCTTCAATAACGTCGGCGATTACATCTTCACCAGACCACATACGAATTAATTTAATAGTCATTTGAATTCACACTCCACCATAATTTCTGTTAACGCCGCCAAAAGATTAATCTCTTGATCTGCGACGAACGCAATCTGGTATTGATATTTTGCGATAATAAGGACAGCAGCAGGTATACTGCTATGCTCCAAGGAATCATATAAGCTATCGTAAATACGACGCAATAAAACAGAAGTGTCGTTATCCATGTTGGTAACAACCCACTTCCGAACCTCGGAGAAGTTTTTTTGTTTGAGATTTTTAATGAGATCATTTACAGCAACGTCTGAGAATGCAGCAAGTATGCCACTATCTATTTTACCACTAACAGAGTATCTCTGACATTCATTAAGAACTCTTCTCCAATCAGGAAAGTGTTTATTAATAAGTTCTACAATTACTTTCTTATCATACTCAACTCTTTGTTCATCAAGAATAAGATTAAGTCTCTTGAAGAACTCAACTGCAATCTCCTGTTTCTCTTTACCTTTGATTGAGAAATCTACAACTGCACATCTTGAATGTAGTGGTTCAATTATTTTGTTCTTATAGTTGCAAGTAAATATAAATCTACAATTACCATAAAACTCTTCGATGTTTGCTCTAAGAAGAAGTTGAACATCATGAGTTGTGTTATCTGCCTCATCGATAATGATGACTTTGTGTTTTGCACCACCCATCAAAGAGACAGTTGATGCAAAGTTCTTCGCCTGATTTCTTACAGTATCAAGAAAACGACCTTCATCACTACCATTGATGACATAAAAATCTGCACCAAGTTCATGACATAGAGCTTTTGCAACAGTTGTCTTACCACATCCAGCAGGGCCTGCGAGCAGTAAGTTTGGAACTTCACCTTTCTTTAGGAAGCTTGAAAATGTTTTCTTTGTATTTGCAGGCAAAATACATTCTTCAATTGTTTTAGGTCGATATTTTTCAACCCAAAGAAAATCACTCATTATTTAAAACCCTTTGTCTTTTTTGGTTTGTCTATGACTTCTATCCTAGCATCAAAGTTAATCATGTTGCAATGATTCCACCACCACTCTTGAACTTCGTCCCAAGATTCTACAATGAAAGTAGCATAATGTTTAGAAACTATTTTGTAATGATGTCTGTCATATGGTTTGTTACAAGTTTGAGAAAAGTATCTTGGATCATCTTTTCCTATCAACTCTGTCATTCCTGTGACCTCCATTCTTTTCTCATTATAACATACTTTTCATCATACGCAGCCTTATCTCTTACTTTTTTGAAAACAGTTGCAGAGCGGGACTTTTCACAGTGTAGTGCGGTTGGCGACTGCGGTGATAAGGAACCATCTCTAGCGTACTTCTTTCCACTAGGATGATTTGCATACCTACGGGAGCGAGTAAATCCCATTTCAAGAAACTTCCTTGCCATATCCATTCCAATGAAGTCCTGTTGCTCCTTATAGTCACAAAACATGGAGTAGATTTTATTAGCAGATTTGCGAGCAATATCTTCATTTACAAATCTCCAATGAGAGCATATATCGTTAGTATAAGGGCGAACCAATAACACTCCTTGTTCTCCCCTTCCAATGCGATAAAGTTTGCGGTTTTCCTCAATTGTAAAATCAATTGTCTTGTAATCAAGTCCATAATCAAATTCTTTCATAACCAATTAGATCTATCGCATCCCCATCTCTTAACTTCCATTGAGTGAAAACGGGTCTGCATATATTGTATCACAGATTTATAATCTGTATTTGGTTTGCAAGAGAATAAATCGCATCTAGCAATATCATCCTCTGGCCAGGTGTGTATACTAATATGACTCTCTGCAAGTAGAGCATAACCAGTAACACCATAAGGTTGAAATTTGTGAGTATCAACCTTTAACACTTCCAGTTTAGCAACCTTTGCTGCTTCTATCAAGGTATTCTTAATATATTCTTCATCATCTAATGGATGAGTTATAAGGCATTGTTTCAAATCAAATAATACGTGCTTCATAATTAAGCAAAACCTTTAGATTTTTTCTTTGGTTTATCAATAACGTGGATAACTGTTCCTTCAAACCAAGGTGAACGACAATTATTCCACCAATATTCTTGAACCTCATCCCAAGATTCTACCACAAAAGATTTATTCTGACAAACTATCTTATAGTGATGACGATCATATGGTACATCACTTGTTTGTGAAAAATATCTGGGATCATTTTTTTCAATAAGATTAGTCATCGTGATCATCCCAAGGATCTGTTAAATTTTTGTTTGCAAAAAATCCTTTATAAAGACCATATGATGCTAACAAAATTGTGATCACTGCGATTGATATACCAAAAGTATAATCAGGATTAAATGTAAAATGTGGAATGAGTGTATCATTGCACCTAGCAATCTTATCTGGATCGCTCCAAGTACCAGGTAAAGTATAAACTGGTGGACATGCTGAAAAAATCATAGGTTATAACCAATTGGGTTTACGAGATGGGTCACGAAGATAATTATCAACGACCCAAGGCTTTGATGCGATGTAACGCTTGTATGCAGTAAAGATATCAATACTTGTATCGTACTTGAACTGATCAGGGCCTGCAAAAGCAAATGGAGTTGCTTCTTTGTGACATAATAATGTCTTTCCTGTTCTTTCTTCAAATACTTGTTCTGCTGCATTCATCGCAGTTTGACAAGAATGAATCTTGTTGTATCTGTTCTCATACTCTTTGAGTAATGCAAATCCATGTTGAATTAACCACGCAGTATTAGCAATACTCTGTGCTGCCCATATGGTGCAAGGATGTCCACGGAAAGCACCCTTCTGAGTATTGTAAGGTGTTCCGTCTTTCTTAGGTAATAAATCATCACCCCAAGCAAAATACCACTTGGAATAGACCACTGCCAACATTTGGCAAGTCTCAAGTGGCATCTTGACTATATGCTTATCAGGTAAGACTTCTGCTGACACAATTGGGTCAGGGTCTGTCACAAAAATGTTCATAATAAAAATAATAAAAAAGTAAGAAGTTGACCTTGTTAAAAACGGGAGAAGGCAACCCGCAACTTCCTACACAATTATTATAACACGAGATTTATATTTTGCCAATACTTTTTCTGATATCATCGTGTAATCTTTCAACTGGTGTTTTTTCTTCCTGAGTAAAATAATCAGAACAAGAACAAACTAAATTACGATCACCATAAACATTATCAATCCTACTCACAGCAGGCCAGAATTTTTTCTTTGGTTGATTTGGAAAACATGCTTCTTCTCTTGTATATCCATATGTCCACTGACCACAAACTTCAGATTCTGTATGTGGAGAATTTTTAACGATATCAGGGACAGTAAATATTTCTCTTTTTATTTTTTCCATCGCATTTGCAAATCTCTTTAATTCATCCAATGATTCACTTTCGGTTGGTTCCACCATCATGGTATTTGCAACTGGCCAAGATAATGTAGGTGCATGGAAACCATAATCCATTAATCTCTTTGCAATATCTTCTGCTGATACAGGTAAATTACGACAATCAAATATACATTCATGTGCAACTCTACCATTCTTTGCTTTATATAATACTTTGAAATCAGAATCTATTTTATGTGCTAACCAGTTTGCAGATAGTAAAGAAACTTCACTTGCTTTTCTTAATCCATCACCACCCATCATACGAATATACATCCAACTAATTGGTAATATAGATGCACTACCAAACTCTGACGATGACACCTTT